AAACATCACGATATTTTGATCAAGTTGGCAATCACGCTTGGCGTGTACGGGATGTTTGGATCTGATATAGCTGGAGTCGCAAAAAGATCCATGTCTACGCTGGACGCGGCCCACGCCATTTCCAAGTAATCGCCGGCTGCTAAAGTTATCGAGAACGAGTACTGCGCAAAAAACACTGAGTTGGGTGCTAACGTAAATTGTCGCGCTGAATAGTTCACGTCGTTGCCATTGAGCCGCAACAACAAAAAGACATATTGCGGATCGACCACGTCGTTATTGATGAATTGAATGGATGCTTCAAGGTTGAACACGCCGGCATTGACCACTGTCATCTTGCCAGCCCCATCAGAAATTACGTTGTTAGATCCAAACGTTTGGCCCAATCGGATGACATAAACATCCGAATACAAAACCGTGACTTGCGTCGTTGTATCGTAAAAAGATCCGTAATCCCGAGCTAAAACATTTTGTTGGATAACCGACAGCAGCCAGTCAAACCATGCGCGCCACGGTGCCGTTAGAAAACTGCTTTTCTCCTGCGTGATGTTGTTGCCGGGAACCGGAAACAGGTTCATTGCGGACGCGCTGAGTATGCGGCAGCGCCGTCAGTGATCACGAACTTGACCGGATCTGTCAGCCGAAACCGAAACACGAAATCCCGCGACGATCCAAACCTGCGCGCAATTACCCGCGTGCTGTACTGCCCGATCTGGCCCATCGACAACATGCGAGGATTTGACCATGTACGACCGTTGTCCTTGCTGACTTCTAGCGTGATCATCGGATCTGACCCTTGCCCAGACTGCAGACCCACACCCGTCTCCATGTCCAAGTACAACTCGGACAAGCTAAAAACGTTGTGGTCGGCGACCCCGTGCCGCGTGACAACTTCGCGCAGAACGGTCTGCCCGTTGTCGGTATAAGTGGTCTCCGATAGCGAATAAATTTTTGCCGCGGCGTAATCCGACACCACCGCGTTGTTAGCCAGCGTGGTGGCAAATTGGCCGAGGTGCCGCTGCGCATAGCCGGTGGCAATCCCGCTCTGCACTTCGGACCAGATGCCGCTGGTGAGGTCGTAGAGAAACGATCGGTTGGCGTTGGGGAATGTCAGCTGGTACATCGAATGGCCGTTGGTGACGTAGCTCAACGCCACCGCGTTGCCAACGTAGCCAAACGTGCCAATTATTTCTTCAATGTCGGCGGTGCTGATCACCTGCGCGTTGTAGCCGGTGAGCGCCACGACCTGACTGGTGCCTTGCGGGTTCTGCGACAAGAACAGAATCGAATTGCCAATGTGAGCACGCGACCAAATTGCTTGGATCCCAAACTCGCTGGTGGCCGACAAGATCGGCGCAAAGGGTTGCGGCTGGTTGCCGATGTTTTGCCAAAACTCAATGTGTCGCTCGCAGAACACAACCAAGTTTCCAGACAGCCCATCCACTGCTTGGATGCGGTCTGGGTACTGAGATGCGCTTGCGAACGATAGGCCGTTCCACGTGGCAGCGTCATACGGATCTGAAACCCAAAACTTTTGCGTTCCGGGCTGCTCAACGACGAAATACCCGCCCACCATCGTGCAGGTCTGCGCTCCAAACGGGAACCCCGCAGAGGTGACGACAGCAAACAACGAGCTGGCAAGGTTGAACGTGTAGGCAGATGCGCCATCCACGAGCAGCAGCTGGTCGTTGTCGATCGTCATCGAGACGTTGTTGGATGATGTCCCGATCGCAGCACTGCCCAGCTGCGTGCCCGAAGCGTTATACCACCGGAAAAATGCGCCTTGGACCGTGTACAAGTACGACTCGGTCCCAAACATTCCGCGCACCACCGCCGTGGTGTTGAACTGCGATACCAGCCCCGGCGTACCAAACACTGCCACCTTGGTTTTGTCGCCGTCTTCGCGGGCTTCCATGTAGCAGTTCACCCGCCGCTGGCGCGTGACAGGGTAGCTGTGTCCCGCCACCCCATTGCCAAACATGGGCACAATTTTCATAGCATGTTCGGCTGAAAATAGATTTCGGTGCGGTCCGGGTTGGCCGACCGAGCGTAGGTGATCGACTCCTGATAGTTGGCGTCCATCTCCGGCGTCCAGACTGCGGAAAACATCGGACAAATCTGTTTGCTCAGCCCCCAGCACAGTGCGTTGAACCACTCCGCTGCGTACTCCGGGTTGTCCAGGGGATTGTTGAAGTCCTGAATGGGCCGCAGGTACACCACATGGATTTGCTTCGTTACGTCCTGCGCACCGGCGCAATCGATGTACAACTGGCCGTTGGGTAGCTGCGCCTCGTAGTAGATCGCCGTCGGATCTGACACAGCCCCCGGCGCCGTCTTGGTCGGCAGTTCTTCGTAGGATTGGACTGTCATGTAATCCAGCGGCGTGTCGTTGCTCACGTTGTCGCGCAATATCGCCGTGACGATTTCTAACGGGCGCTGGCCCTTCGTGGTGTAGTTGTAGAGGTTGTTGCCCGCAGACGCGGCAGACGGCAAGCCAGAGGCTATGGTGATGAGACCGCTTCCCACCGTGGCAACCGTGGTGCTAAAAATGTCGCCGCTATCCAGCTGCACTACCAAATAGTCGGCAACCGTGAAGTCAGCCGCCGACAACATGTAGAGCGTGGTGGCAGCAGGGTTGGCGTAATTGGCCAGCGGGTTGGTCGCAAAGTTAGCGCCGGGGACCGCAGTCACCCCCGCGGCCCAGTTATCGCCCGATGACCCTAGCTCATACCGGTACTGCGTCGAAGACAGAAACAAATCGGCGCGCTGCCTAGTCCAAATCTTCAGCCCGCTGGCAAAGTCGTAACGGCCCATCCACTGCTTGACCAGCATGTTGAGCTTGCGGGCGCAGTCTGTAGTCTCCTGCGGGTCGATGCTCCCGTAGGCGTCCAGCTTGCCAATGTTTAGCATCGCCTCGCGGATGATGTCGTCCCGCGTGACGGTAAAAGTGTAGGTGCCGGACGTGCTCATTTCAGCCTCTTTTTAATTAGCGGCGCAATGGCATCGTATGCCATATCTGCCGTGATTTCAGCCTGACACTGGGCGATGCCCATCGGCAAACCATCTTCGCCGTTTGCCTGCTTGCAGTGCGACCAGTCGTAGTGCAGCTGGTGACACGCGGCCACCTCATTCTGTCCACGCCCTGGACAATGCGTTTCACGCGCCCACAGACTTTTGGTGTTGGTCCAGTCCCGCGTGAGGTTTTCCACTGTGGAGTGACTCAGGAAACAGACCTTGGGCATTGGCTCCTGCGACACCGCATTTAGCACGCCGGTCTCCGGCCCGATGACCATGTCGGCATGCAGCGCAAACGTCATCGTCTCCCGGATGGACCAGTCGCCGCAAAACGGGTGCACGCGCCGGTCCGTTTGAATCTTCTGGCCGTCCACCCGCTTGGGCTGGCCGTTCTCGTCTGGCACAAACCATCCTTGCTCGAGGATGACCCCCGCAGGCCCGCCAACGAACACCACGTGCACGTCCTTAAAGTCGACCATGAGCCGCGCCACGATCTGATCTACGTAGGGCCAGACTTTGTGCACGGATGACCCCGCCAGCGACCACACGACCACAAACTGGCCCATCTTGGCTCGGGTGTCTTGCGCCCACTGGATCTCATCCGGCAGCGCATAAAATTTCACTGCGGGACGGTGCGCAATGCCTGCGGTGGCGTGCTGGAACCACAGATAATTTTCGTTGCACATCTTGTGGCGCAATTTCGGTGGCGCCTGATGCATGAATCGCCCCGGTATCGGTAGCAGGGTTCCTTCGGCAGATTCCGACAGGTTGATCCACCGGTCGTATTTCTTTTGATGCCAATCCCAAAACAGGCCCAGTTGCGCGTTCGGGACTTGGTTAATATCTTGCAGGTAGAAATCATCGACATTTGGATCGTGCTCAATGATGCCCGAGCCGGGAGGAGAGCACAGCACGGTCACGTGATAGCCTTCTTTCTTTAGGCCGGCAAACACGCTGGAGGCTTGCAGGATGTCGCCAAACGCCCCATACCGCACAACTGCGGCAGTCTTGGTGGGTTTCGATTTGCGGCAGCTGTAACGCCAACAAAACGCCTTGTCGGCCATTTCCGAATGTTCAGGCTCTGCTAGCTTCTCGAACACGGCAAAAAGGCTGTATTCCATGCGCTCGTCGCGCTGCTCCAGCACTCGGCAATCCCAACTGCCCACCGTCTGCATGGCGCAGATTAAGGCGTCCTCGCTGACGTTCCACTTGTGATCTGGATTAGCGTGCGGCTCGCCCACCTTGGGATATAAATCCTCATGCGGTAGGTAGAGCACAAGGTAACCACCGACCTTGAGCACGCGCCACCATTCCGCAAGGCATGCGCTCACCTTGTCGTAGGGGATGTGCTCGAGCAGGTGAGAGGAGTAAACAGCGTCGTAGGCGGCTGTGCCGAATAGGTCGAGGTTGCAAGCGTCTCCGATCCAAATGTCGGGCTTTACATCAATCCCGAATAGCTGAATGTCGATGCCGGAATCTAGGCCGATGAAGTGCGGGAAACCCTTGTTTCTGCCGCACCCGATGTCCAGCACGCGACCCCGTGTCCAGCGCACCAGCTCCCACGTAATCTTGCCTGACTCATTCCCTTGCGGGTCTTCTAATCTCCAAACCATGTGATCCCCCGTTTGTTTTACCCCGACGGGAGTTTACACCAAGGGGATTAGTCCCAGAGAACGTTCCAGATTCCGGGAGTGCCGCCAGTGACAACAACCAAATTGCCGTTGAACCGCACGCCCGTACCGCCAGACCCCGGATTAGCTTGGAAACCCACCGCTGTGGCCGTCTGCACGGCGTACATCGTATTGGTGGTAGTAACGCCCGCCACGGTGTAAACGTCGTAAGGGACCGCTGTCCACGTGGTTCCAAGTGCAATGCAATTCAGGCCGTAGTAAATGCCGCCGCCAGTGTTGGCGTCGACCGTGGTCGTGCCAATTGTTGAAATCACCGAGTAATTGGCGCAGCCGGGGGAGTAGATTAGCCCGCTGGTGGGATCTAGCGAACATATCGCCAGCGGAACCGCATTGCTAGGAGGTGTGATTGGCATTACATCCGATCCAAATAATTGTTGCGCTCAACGAACCCGCCCACGTCATCGTAAAACGCGTCGTTGTGTTCGCGGGTGTACTCGTCATCGGTTTGCAGCAACGCTTTTTTGTCAAAGCCTGTCCGCAAAGAAACCGCGTTCACTTCGCCGTTGGTCAGGTCGCCTGTTGCGCATCCTTGCGGCATGTTGCCTGCAGTCGATATGCCCATCTGCCGAATATCTGAAAATTCTTGGTCCTCGATGTCCATGCCGGGAGGCAATGAGTTGGCAAACAAAGTGTTGTTGACAGATCTAGATCTGTAATCTCCACCCGAACGACCTTCTCGCCCCGGCATTTGTTTTTTTGACCTAGACTCCGTGTCGGTTAGCCAGCCATGCGGCTCCTCCTCCTGAGGAAAATTTAACTGGAACTTTTCCTGCACTATTTTTGGCATGGCTGGCTACTCCTAGTTCTTTGCAGAACCAATCTTATTGGTCATGGCAACGCGCCCCATGTCTTTCTCGCTCGACGTTGGCGAACCTTCAGTCCGTGAGGTCCAACCATCTCCGGGGAAACCCATGCCGCCCTCGTAAACATTCATTTTCATCTCACGAATGTCCGAGTTTTCTTGGTCCTCAATGTCCATGCCCGGAGCTAGCGAGTTGTAAAACGCGTTGACTCCGAATACCAGCCCTTTTTTGGCTAAATATCCGTTGTTTTTCACGCCTACCATCTCGTTTCTCGCCATCATTGCCGATTCCGGCAACACATCCACGTCGGCCACTTCGGTGCTTTTCATTTCATGCCGACTTTGACCACGAGCGTTTGCGCTTTTGATCACGTCCTGCATCGTTGGAGCGGTCTCGCCGTACTGCGGCGTGGCAATCTGGTTCGCAGTCACCTGCTGCGTCTCGTACTGCTTTTTGCCGCTTTGGGTAATTTTAGGCATGTGTCCCCCTTATCCGGTCACGTTAGCGAGCGGCTGGACTTGGTAATCGACCACAAAATGCGACACCGCCGTGGCATCCGTCCCGCCGTTAATTTGGATCGTGTCGCCTAAGTTAACGCTAGCCCCATAAAGCCCCGCCGTACCCGTGCCGGTGTTGAGAGCCTGACGGAAACTAGCGCCAATTTGCGCTGTGCCAGTGCCAGAAGTTGAGTACAAATCTGGGCTAAACACAGCCAGAGTTGTGGTCGCTAGCGAAATTGCCGCGCCCACTGCAGCAGTGTTGTAGATCCGCAGGCACGTGTACTGGTTTGCCGCGACATGGACCGTCATGGTCGTGCCGTTCGGATAGTACTGGGTCTGCGTGTAGGTGCTGGTGCCGACTGTCGACGCCAGCCCAGAAACCGACATCAACTGCAGGTTAGAGTGCGCAACAAACTTCAGAATGCTGCTCGCGCCCGCGGCCATCGTTGCGTTAAAAGTCCCACGCGCCAAATAAGTCGGGTGGTCATAACCAAAGTTGGTCAGCGTATTAGTTAAGCTCATTTCTAGCTCCTTAAGCCAAGCTATCCCACTTCACGATACGAACGTTCGTAGCGAGAGTGTGGACGATGCCGAAACCGCCGAGGTAGTACCACGCGATGCCCTTTGAGCGACCGTAGTCGGTCGGGATTTTGCCGCGCATTTCCTCAGGAACAGCGATCGCTTCGGCCACTGTGTCGTTCCCAAAAAAGAAACACCAATCAGACTTAGCGTTTGTCCAGGCCGTAGTGGTCACGCCGTCTGTGCCGGTGCCCTTGGCAATGTTGGTCTGCTCAATGAAACGGGTGTTTTCATAACGCCCAATTTCACCGTTCATGATCAACGAAAATCCGGTGTCCGAATATTGGTGGATGGTTTCAAGGTTATTCTTGAAAGTCCGCAGGGTCGTAGGCCACGCAATGGCGTAGTAATCGTCGGCGATGTAGGCCGGGATATTACGTTCCTTCATGGCATCAACAATCGCTTTCACATGGCCGTTATTCAGCGCAATGCTGTTGGTGCCAGTGACCGTGCCGTTGGTGTACAAAGTAACCGCAGCCGTGTCCGTACCCGCCACCGGAATCACGCGCAACAGGGTCTGGTTGAACTGGGTCCACGCACCGCGGTCTAGGTACTTCACGCAGTCATTCTTGAGAACCTTCTTGATCACGTCCTCAATGGGAAACTTCGACAAATTGTCGAGCTTGCCAGAATACGGGACCGAGTTGCCGGCCTCAGTAATGGTCAGCGTGCCCTGCACGATGGTGAAATTGGTCTCCGGCATCGTGTTGGTTTCCACCAGCACCGCGCCAGCCGTCGCCACATCAGAGAAAACGTCCCAAGTGAACAGGTCGCCCTTCTTTTTGCCCTGCTGACTGATGTCGTGGACGTCGGCGAACTGACGGAATTTAACGAGTGGCTGCACGTTGGCGCGCAGCACATTGGATAGCTGGCGGCTGTACATAAAGCCCCCCAGCGAGTTAACAGCCCAAACTTGTCCAGCCATGGTATGGCCTCCTAAGTGCGTCTATGGATAATCGGTCGGCCTTGGCCCCGAGCACTTGCAATCTTTCCGATCGCGCTCTCGTAGCTTTCGCCGTCGTCTTCGTCTTCTTCCCCGGCTTGTCGTTGGCCGGCCACTGGAATCGAACGAACTGACGCTTTGCGTGCTTCTTTTTGGCTTCGCCCAGTATCGTCTGCCCCAAATTGCCGCCGCAGTTGCTGATGGTATTGGCGCGCATCGTCGCCCACCTGCTTCAGCCGCGCCTTGAAATCCATATTCGGATCTTGCTGCGCCATTTCTGCGTCAACCGACACCGCCCGTTGCCGGACCGCATCAATTTTCAGGACATCCCCATACTCGGTTTCAAACCAATCGACCGCTTCACGAAACGTCAACCGACCATCTACGCGCCCGTCCACTGCTTTCAACACGTCCTCTCGGGATAGTGTTCCGTCCAAATGCAGTGCCAGCTCATCAATGGCGTCTTGCTCACCCATTAAAGCGCGGGTTAGCACTTCGCGCACCCGGCCCTTAGCCGGAGTCGCAGGCTCGTCTTTCGATGGAGCTTGCGCAGTTATATTTTTAACAGCTTCTTTCGCGTTTCGCAAATATTCGTCTGCGGCGGTGACTTTCGAGCTTGTGTCCCGCAGCTGCTGCAACGACAGCCACTTTTCTTGGCCGTTTACGATGATCCGGTAGTAGTTCTCGCCGTTTGTTATGCGCACATCTTCGGCAGCGGCTTGCTCAGGCTGTTCTGCCTGTTCTTCGGGAGTTTCCTCCTCCCAGTCTGTCGGCTCGTCCTCGATGTCCTCAAAGTCATCTTTGTTTTCGTCTGCGCTGTTCGCGATGGCGTTTAAACGTTCCAGCCGTTCGTTGTTGCGATCCGTGTTTGCTTGCCGCGCTTCCTGCAGCCGCTTCAAATCATCTTCAGACCGCTGCGCGTTCAGCAACGGCGCTTCGTCTGCTTTTTGCTTCTTGCTCATTCTTCCCCCTCTAACATCGTTAGCGCCTGCAGACCATCCTGCACGGCATACCCCAGCCAGTCCCGAAATCCCCGCGACCTGGCAATGATTGATTGTTCTGCCAGCACTTCTTCGTGGCTCATGACGTGCGCCCGCTCGACCAGTCGCTCCACCGCGTGGTTCTCCTCACCCGTGCATTTCTTGATGAGGTAGGCACCGATGTCGGAGCGAATGAAGTCCTCAACCTGCTTGCCGAACACCGCCGAGTTGACCACCGGATCTGCAGGGTCCAAATGCCTCATCGTTGCACGGCTCCCATCTGGTCAGCCGTCGGCATACCTTGACCTGGCATTGCTTGCGCAGGGCTTTGCATCGATGGTGGAGCTGGCGGCTGCATAGATTGCTGGTGCTCTGCCATGTCTTTCATGGCTAAGTGCTTGGCATACATCTGCACGTTTTGGTGCATGTCTTCCTTGTCGGCCAACAACAATTTAACGATGTTGTTCTCGCGGTTCGTGTCGGTCTTAACGGCGTTAGTTTCGGTCTTGTCTTTGCGCTCGGCTATCAGTTTCTGCATCGCGCCCATTAGCTGCTGGTTTTGCTGCTGCAATTTGACGTGCTCAGGATCTTGGCCCAGCGTGAAACGCTCCCCGTCGGCATAGCCAGACAGCGCCGCAATTTCCTTCCAGACTTCGGACAGGTTCATGCCCGGAGGAGGGGCCGCTGCCACCGCGGCAAACGCTTGCACGCCCGATAGGAATTTCTGCAGCTTGGTCACGGGGTCGGTGTTGCCCATGCCCACGTTCACGTTGACGACCATCTCGCGCTCAAGCATGTCGTCGGTCACCTTGTCCATGCCGAATTTCTGAAACTGCTTTGACCGCTGGCCCGCAAGGTTCAGAATATTCTGGTCGGTCTCGTAGAACTGCTCCAGCAAAACCAGCTGGCGCAAGATCGGCGTGATGAACGTTTCGGCATAGGTCATCAGCGCGTACTCGGTCAGCATCGTGGCTGGTGCCTGCAGCAGGGTCATTGCTCTCGCCGGCTCTCTCGGGCTGCGGCTTGTCTGCACCGATGCAGCCGAGAAATTGCCCACCAGCTCGTCAAAGTTGGCGGTGTTGCGGTCCTCCTCAAGGTAGGCAGACTGGGTCACATCCTGCCACTGGTTCTCGACCACATCCTCCTGCGGGTTATCCATCAGGACCACGCGACCGGGAACGTTGCGCACCAGCGCCGGCAGGTCCACGTTCTTGCCGCGCTTAGCAAAGTAGCCTTTGTTGAGGACAAATTTCACGTTGTCCATGCGCTGGTTTTTGATCTCGTTGATTTCGTCCTGGAGTCCCTTCACCAAGATCGGCAGCGGGGTCGGCAGCGGCTTGTGCGTCTCGATCATCATCTGGCCCATGACATAGGGCCGCTTGCCGTGGAAAACGGTGGATTCTAACGGCTCAGGATCGGTCAGCATGCGCTCGCTGCGCAGGGTATAGAACTCATAGTCCGTGCCGTTCCACCGGTGGATATGCCGGTGAACAAAGCAGATGTCGTAGTCGGAGACCGTGCGCCGTTCAAGCGCCGGATCTTGCTGATTGCCCACCCGCGTGCGCCGCGTCGAATCGTCTGTCTCGCCGGCCAGCAGCGCGGAGTCTGGATACTCGCGCCACTGCCGCCCCTTGGGGTCTGGCCTGCTCATGCGGGCTTTTACGTCGGTGACGTACATCGGCATAATGTGGATG